CGCGATCCCGAACGAGGTCCGGGTCGGCGGCACCGAGGTCGACGGCACACTCTATATAAGGGACGCGCTCGCGCGCACGGTGCGCGGGATGCCGGTAGTCGAGGTCAGCCCCGCCGCCAAGTGGACATTGCGCGCGCTCGCCGGAGGCTACACCCGCGGCATGATCCGGGGCCGCCTGCAGGACAGCGCCGAGGAAGGCCCCTATCGCGTGCTGATGGAAGGGCTCGAAGCGTTCTGCGGCTCGATCCGCTTCGCCGCGGTGGACAATGACGAGGAGACCGCGCAAAACTACCGGGTCGATGAGCGAAGCGGGCGCCGCTACGCGAGCGCGATGCCGATGAGGAGCAGGTGATGGACCAAAATCCTTCGTCCGAGGAATATGAGAAGCTCAGCCGCGAGGCGCGAGTGCAGCAGGCCGCTTACATCCTGAATCGCGCCAGAGAGATTCGTGCCGACCTTGCACTGCTGACCGATGTGCGCGCCTACATCTACAAACTGCGGGATGATGCGGCGGCGCTCCTCGACGACCTCGTGTAATGATCGCCGTCGTCGTGGTCGCCGATTTAGGTAAAAGCCACCACTCGCACCGTCGCCGCCATAAGCGTATATCTGTCTGGCTCAGGGTCGGCAATGTTGCCGTCGAACTGATACCGAACGGAGTTATCCATATGGACTTCACCCTTGACGTTGGCAAAGCCGAAAACCTTTCGATCGAGGTCCTCGACCAGAACGGCCAGCCGATCGCGAACCCGGTCTTCGATGTGCCGCCAGCCTGGTCGCAGGCCGATGCGACGATCGGCGATCTGGCCGCATCGCAGGACGGACTCACCGCCGTCGAAACCGGGCTCAAGGCCGGGGTCGATACGGTCCAGGTCGATGTCGTTATCGGCGCGACCTCGTTCACCGCGACGGCCCGTGCCACGATCAACGCGGTCGTGCCGGCGCAGGCCCCGACCAGCATCAACATCATCGCCAACCCGGCGTAGAGATGCCGGTCACAGGCCCGCGCTTCGTTAATCCGGCAAATCCATTCGATAGCCGGACGTATGGGGCTCACAACTTGATAGGGAAGGAGGACAGCATGGCCGAGACAATGACCCCGGCGAAGGTCACCGCAGCTAAGGCCGACGCCGCCGCGGAGGCAAAAGCCGCCGCGACCAAGCTCGACGAAGCTCCGCCGGTCGCCGATCCCGTTCACTCGATGCTCGGCTCGATGCTCGTCGCGATGCAGGTGCTGGCGGACCTGGTGCCCGGCTCGCACCTCTTCGTCAAGCAGCACCTCGATCCGATGAGGGCCGCGCTTGCCGCGATGACGGCGCCGCCGAAGTAGACGATGGCCCACTTCTCGGATACTCGATATGGGTTGCGGGTTAAGGTCGAGTTGGCCGAGCGCGACACTGGGAAGGATTTTGTCTATCTGAGTTTCGGCGATCCTAACCAGGATAGCCGTGGATGGACGCATTTGGCCTTGTCGCGCGAGGAGGCCGAGATAATCGGCGAGAAATTGATCGCGGCGAGCGTTAGGAGCATGGAGCGCGAGCCCCATGTCTGACGCCGGGCTTGTGCTTGAGCCGGAACCCGCTACGGCGCCGGACGGCTCGGGCGACGGTGGGGAGGAGCGCGCCGCGCCCACGCGCGACCGCGACCTCCTTGCCGGGCGCAACCAAAAGCTCCGCGACAAGCTCGACGAGGTGTTCAACCACGTCCTGCGCGCGTTCGAGGACCAGAACGAACGCTCGGCCGACATCGACGATTATTGGGACTGCTACAACTGCCAGGCGAACGGCAACCAGTATTACAACGGCATCGCGAACATCTTTTTCCCGATCATCCACGATGCCGTCAACGCCATCGTCACCCGGTTCTCCAACCAGATGTGCCCGCAATCCGGGCGCTATTTGGAAATCGTCGCCGCAGACGGCACGCAGCCGCAGCCGCTGATCGGCCTCCTCGAACACTATCTGCGCGACGCCCGGTTCGAGACGCAGGTCTTAAAGCCTCTCATTCGCCTCGCGATCGTCGAGGGTCAATACAACCTCTATGTCGATTGGGCCGAACTCGAACGCGAGATTGTTTCACGTGAAACACACGGTCCTCGGGTCGAGGTCGCGGGGCAGCAGATGGAGGCCCCGGGCGAAGACATCGAGGATATGGGCGAGCCCGAGCTGATCCGCGAGGGCCGGCCCGTCTTCGATGTGCTGCACGATAGCGATGTTGCGGTGTGGCCGGCCAACGTCGACTCGCTGGATCACGCATTCGCGGCTGGTGGCGGCGTTGCCATCGTGCGCCACTGGAACAAGGCCAAGATCGACCAGATGGTTGAGCAGGGCTGCATCCGGCGCCCCGAGGGCAAGGCGCTCAAAGAGTCGATGGACAAGGTGTCCAAGGATCAGCCCAACGTCGAGAAGCACCTGGCCGAGGCGGTGGGCATTCATCCCAAGGGCACCGGCGCAACGGTCTGGGAAGTGTGGTTGACGCTGCCTCTCGACAAGAATGGCGGCTACAGCGAGGATGGCGACCACCGGCTCTGCCGGGTCTTCCTCGGCCCGAACCGGGCACAACTCGGAGCCAAGCGCAATCCCTACTGGAACGACCGCTGTCCGCTCCTCTCGGTGCCGATCGAGAAAACCCCGGGCGTCTTCAAAGGGAAGTCGCTCATCAGCTATGTCGACAGCCTGCAATACGAGGCCAACGATGCAATCAACGAAGGTGCTGACGCTGCGACCCTCTCGGCGGCGCCCATCGTTTTACGAGACCCGGAGAAATCGAACGGGCCGCTGGTTTTCGGGGTCGGCGCGATATGGGATGGTGGCAAGGATGCTATCAGCCTTCTTACCTTTCCTGATCTTACGCCCCGCGCCCAAACGCGGGTTCAAATGGCGTTGGCCGCCATATTCCAGTCGCTCGGGGTTAACCCGTCGATGCTGCCGCAGCAGACCCGCGCCGGGAAGCCCAATCAGGCGATGGTAGCGCAGGAGCAGCAGGTCGACCTCCTGACGACGGCAGAGGGGGTCAAGGTGCCGGTCGAGGGCATCCTCACGCCGATGCTCGGGCTCATCGTCGATTACGATTACCAGTTCCGCGACACCGATTTGACGATCCGCCAATTCGGCGAGATGGGCGTGCGCGCCCGGCTCGAACAGGTGCCGCCGCTACAGAACCGCCACGGCTACACGTTCCTCTGGCGCGGCGCCGAGCAGGTCAAGATGGCGGGGATGATGGCGCAGGCCGGCACCGCATGGATGGCCGCGCTGATGCAGCCGGCGATGCAGGCCGCTCTCGCCAAGGCCGGGTACGAGTTCGACCCGGCTCCGCTCGTCATCATGCAGAATCAGAACCTCTTTGGGGCCTACCTCGGCAACCAGGTGCTCATCAATCAGCGCGAGATGCTGACGATGGACCCGGATATGGAGAACCAGATCCTCAACAGCGGGCAGCACCTGCACGTCCACCCGCTCGACCAGGACATCCCGCACCTGAAAAGCCACATGGCCGATAAGCAGATGAGCGGCGATCGGTTTGGCACGGTCGGCGAGCACATCGCGGCTCATATCCAGTCGATGCAGATGAAGAACATGGCGGCGATGCAGGCCGCCCAAGCGAGGACCGGAGGCGGTGCGCCGGCGGGCGGTCAGGGTTCACGTGGGCCGCAACCAGGCGCTCTGCCCGCCGGGCCGCACGCGCCGCCTCGCCCGCCTGGCCTGCCGCATCCAGACCAGAACGCGCAGTCTGGTGTTGTAAGTATGCCGAGGCGACCATGAAATGGACGATTGAAAACTGTGCGTATGTTGCACAAGAATGGGCGGGCGGGGTAAGCCAGAGGACACTTGGCAATAGATATGGCTATACCATTCCGCTGGTTAGCAATCGTATTAGCGATTTCATCCTTGCCGTTTTCCCCGAATGTGGTGAACCGGGGCATCGTTCGTATACAGGTCAAATGAGGATGCGGGTTACTGTATATGATGATGCAAAGCGGGCGCTAGTGCGCCGGGCCTTGGATTCCTGGGATGGAAAGCCGATCGAGCCCGCTTATCGCGGCGGGAATGGCCCGACCGATATGTGGCCAGAATTTGTGCTGCCGCTTGACAACGTACCAGATATAGCGGCATAGCCAATACACGAGCGGGCGATCGCAGTCCGCAACGAGCGGGGGAACGCACCCCGAGGAGAGAGAATGGCACGCACACGCGGCGAGGTCGCCGATCCTGTTGACGTACCCGAGGAGGAAGTCCTTGGCCCGGAAGATGCCCCGATCGTCGAAGATGAAACCCCTCAAGTCGATGCCGATGGCAATGCCATCGAACCTGAAGTCGATGAAAACGGGGACCCGATCGAGCCGACGGAAGGCCAAGATGAAGTAGTTGACGAGCTTCCGCCACCGCGGCGCTCGGGTGGTGGCTCTGAGGTCATCAGAGCCCAGCGACGGGCAAGGCAGGAGGCGGAGGAAAGAGCGGCCCGCCTGGAGCGGGAGTTGGCCGAGGCGCGCGGCTTCCAACAGGGAATGCAGGCGCGACAGGTCGATCCCCAGGCGGCGGCGAGGGCGGAGCAGGAGTTCTATGCGTCGTTGGAGTTGATGCCTCCGGCGCAGGCGTATCAGGCAATCGTCGCGCGGGAGCGGCAGAACGTAGGGACGGCGCTACAGCAGATCGAGTTCAGGTCGAACGACAGGGCGGACAAACAGGCGTATGACATCGCGGCGCGTACATCGAGGGTTCACCAGCAATACCGCTCCCAGGTCGAGCAGACCTTGGCGTCCGAGCGTGCGGCCGGTCGTAACCCGGATCGCGAAGTCATCCTCAAATTTCTCGTTGGCAACGACGTGTTGGAGCGTTCTGCGCGGGCAGCGCCGGCCCAGCGTAACGGGGCTGCTGCCCGCATCGCCCAGCAGCGGACGCAGCCGACCGGGGCACGCAGCAACGTGTCGCCGGGAGGGCGCAGGCCCGCGCCCGGCAGTCGAGAGGCTGATGAGGCTGCGCTGGCCGATGCGGCAGCCCGAGGACTCAATCTCTGGGATTTGTAGCGGGAGGCCGCCGCGCCCCCGCATAAGGGAGGCGTGAGGCATGGCCCAAGGTTCGACCCCAAATCAAAGCAATCAGTATGCCGGCATTACGACCCGGTTCATCGCCCGAGAGGCGATGGAGCAGACCCAGCGGTATCTCGTCCTCTATCAGTTCTCCGACAAGAAGACGATCCCGCACGGCCGCGGCGTTCAGTGGGAGGCGTTCCGCTGGAACTACATGAACCTGCCGCGGTTCCCGACCGCGGAAGGCGTACCGCCCAATCCGAACAGCCTCGATTTCACGCAAGTCACCGGCACCGCCGTTCAATGGGCGGGGCGCTGGGTCGGCACCGATGTCGCGACGATCACGACCCAGCAGGATCTGATGCGTGCGGCCGGGAAGCAGCTCGGGATGCAGCTCGCGCAGTTGAAGGAACGCAACGGCTTCGTCAACATGAATGCCGGAACGCAGATCAACTACGCAAATGCGGTGGGATCGCGCGCCAGCCTCGCGGCAACCGACATCCTCAACCCGACCGATGTCAACCGGACCTATGCCAATCTCTCGAACCTCGGCGCGCAGAAATGGAACGGGCAGACCGGCGAGACCGTCGAGCGCTCGATCGACTACACCGCGCGCAATTCCGAGAAGACGATCAAGGGCATCGAGCACTATGTCGCCGTCGCTTCGATCTTCCCGTTGGAGGATCTGCGCAACAACCCGACCGTCGTCAACGCTTGGAGCCGGTCGGATGTCGACCGCCTCTACATCAACCAGATGGGCTACTGGGGCGGGATCACGTTCTGCGAAACCAACATGGCCCCGAATTGGCTCGGCACCGATGCCCCGACCGGGGTGAACGCTGTCGGGAACCTGACCACCGGCACCTATACGATTGTCGTGACGGGTTGGGACGATTCCAAATTCTACGAGAGCCGGATTTCGCAACTCTCCGCTGACATCGCGGTCACGACTGGCGGCATCCAGGTCACGGTGCCCTCGACTACAGGCTTCACTTACGCGGTCTATGTCGGCGTCGGCTCGGGCGCGCTGCCATCGCAACTGGGCCTCACCACGTCTGGCCCGACCACCGGCTCGTTCGCGGGCCAGGCGATCGAGATCCCGCCCGGGACTGTTGTGACGATCACCGGCCTCGGTGCCCAGATGATCCCGCCGGCCGCGCCGACCTCCGGCGTCACCGTCTACCCCGTCTACATCTTCGGGCGAGAGGCTTTCGCCTGCCTGAAGTTGGAAGGCGTCCAGTGGCTGCGCCCGAGCGGGGCCGATAAGGCGGACCAACTCGATCAGCTCCGCGTGATCGGGTACAAATTCATGGAGGGGTGGACGATCCTCGACCAGCGTAAGATGGCCCGCATCGAGTGCTCGGCCAGCAATTCCGGCACGTTCGGCTAAGGAGGCCGTCACATGAGCCAAGTCAGAATCGAAGTCGAGGTTCGCATCATGCAGGTCGGGGCCGGCACCGGAACCGTCCTCATGGGCCAGCCGCAGGCCAACAATCCCGGCGTCGGCCCGCTGCCGCAGGGCAACGGCTCGCTCGGCAATGGGCAGATGCTGTTTATGAACGATGCGACGATGGTGCCGGGCACGGCGGGCGCGATCACCGAGGCGAACCTCTTGACGGCGCTGCAGACCATCGCCAGCGATTTCGCGGCGGCGACCGGCACGCCGCTCATCACGGCGGACATCCTCGCCCAGATCAACGCCTGGCAGACCGGGAGCCCGTAAATGGCCCTGCGCACCCTCGGCACCAACGCATCGAACAGCCTGAGCGCGCTCGTCTGGAATGGCATGGCGACGCCCACGGCTGATGTGGCGGCGCTCAATGCCCTCATTCTCGACGACATCAACTCGTCACATCCGGTGGCGCAGATCGGTGGGGTCGGTGGGTTCGTGAAGGAGGGTTTTCTCTATGTGCCCAACCGAGCGGGCCCGTTGGAGTTGCGCCCCGGTGACATCGTGGCGACGGACGGAACGAGCGGCCAGGTCATTCTCTTGACCTCCTACGGCTTGTCCGCCGGCCCATGGACCTTGACGTAGGAGTTTTCATGCCGAGAGAATGGACTGAGGAGGAGCGCCGAGCTTCTTCGCTTGCGGCCACGGAGCGTCATCGTCTGAAGCGGCTTGAGGCCGCCGAGGCGAGAGTTGCGGCCGCCGCCGCGCCCGAGCCAGAGCCGGCCCTTATGCCGGCCGTGCCGCGCGAGGGAGAAGCGCCTCAGCCGATCATCGAAGCCGAGGACGGGATTGGGATTTCCGAGCCGCCGGCGGCCGGTCTTCCCGATCCGTTCGAGGCGTTTCTCGCGGCGCAGGATGAAGAAACGCGCAAGGTGCTGACCGATGCCGAGCTGCGCATCATCTACGAGGTCGAGACCAAGCGCGCCGCGGAAGCGAAGCACGCTGCGGCGAAGAAGTCCGCCGCGCAGCGGGCACAGCGCCATGCTCAGGCCGTGGCCGGGCTCATTCCTGCCGAGCAGCTTGCCGCGGCAGCCCAGCGAGAGCGGCTTAACCGCAAGGTCTCGTGGGTCGTCAACATGCCCGAGGCCGGCAATTCGGGGATGCTGATCGACGAGGGCGTGCGCATCGACGGACGCCTCCTCTATCACGGCCAGAAGGTTACCGGCACGCTGGCCGAGTACGAGAGCTACCGCTCTATCGAGTGGTTGGCCCATCAGAACGAACTCGACTTCCAGGGGCGCGGGCGGCTATCGCGGCTGCGCCAGACGGCGACCGGCTTCATCAACAACAGGACATCGGCATGAGCGGCGAGGACAAGACGGTGGTGCGGCCGGTCGAGATACCGGGGATGCAGATCAGCTTCTCGAGCCCGATCGGCCCGAGCGGCAAGGGCATGAACTTCGTGCTGTCCGCCGGAGACGATATCGAGTTTGCCGACCTGAACAAAAAGCTCGATGTGGTTGCCGCCGCCGCGCGCCGGCAGGATGCCTTCGAGCAGTTGCGCCTTGACCAGAACGCCCTCCTCTCCAATCGCAAGCTGCTTGCCCAGCAAAAGGCGAAGCTGGTCGCAACGCACCACACGATCGAGTCCAAGGTGGCGAATTTTCCCTCGCGCCGGCGCGATGCAGATGCGACACGGGCGGCGCCGCAGGAACTCAGTGCGGTTTCGCAGATTGAGGGGCGCATCTTCGAGATCGAGGCGCAGATCGCCGGTTGCGAGGAGCGCATCCCGTTTTGGAAGAGGCTGCTGCGCGGCGAGGAGCCGCTCGACCTCGATGACGATGAGCCATCGAAGATGGCGGCGGAATGATCCGTGCTCACCGCGGCGGCCATCATCGATCGGGCCAACCAGATTGCCAAGGGCCGCGGCATGGCCCCGCAGGGTCTCGATGGGCTCAACGCGATCCTGTCCGATCTCTGCGAGGTGCATGACCTTGCGCTTGCCCGCGGTCAGTTCAATTTCAACTTCAACCCGACGCTGACCTCGCTGTTCGGCAGCGGTCCCTACTCCCTGCCGCTCGACTATCTCAGAACCTCGGGCTCGTCCGGGGCTCGCGGCGTCACCCGCTCGGCTTGGTATCTCTACCCTGCCCCGACCTTGCCGGCGGCGCAGCCGATCTTTATGACGCCGATCGACCTCGCCGAATTTGACCTCTATGCCAAGCTGCCGAGCCAATCGACGCCGAACCTCTGGTGTACCGATATGGCGGTCCAGAAGATCATCATCTCGACATCGGCGAACCTGACGGCGGGGAGCACGGCGGGAACGGTTGTCTTGGCGACGGGCATCCTCAGCGGCATGTCGATCGCGGGCGAGGGCATCGTGCCGGGGACGACGATCACGATCTCGGGCCTCAACATCACGCTCTCCCAGGCGGCGACGATCACCAACCCGGATTCCAGCGTTTTCTTCGGATACCCGCCGCTCGCCTACGTCTACCCGGCGCCGCTCGGCCCCTACCCGGTGACGGTGCGCTATCAGCGCAAGATGCCGCCGATTATCGACGACGGAGTGATCCCGTGGTTTCCGAACGAGGGATTCCTGATCGAGAAGTTGGCCTCGTTCCAGATGCCGATCACCGGCGACAGCCGCAAAGACACGATGGAGGCGAGCGCCGACAAGAAGCTCGGCAAGTACCTCGGCCTCTCGGACGACAAGACCAACCGTAGCCAGGCGGTGCAGCTCGACGGCCGGAATTACGGTCGCGGCGGCGGTGGCGGCCGTGGGCTCAGGGACACGAAGACGATGGGGTGGGGGTGCTGATCTGTGCCCTCCTCGATCCCGAATAGCGTACCGATCAAGTGGGTCTTCAAGGGGCTGACCGACGCAGCGGACGGGACCAACTCGTTCCCGGGCGCGATGTCGGATCTGATAAACCTGATCCCCGACCCCTCGACCGCTGGGGTCTACGTGCCGCGGCCGGCCGCCAAGATCAAGACCGATTTCACCGGATCGAACGCGCCGACCGGCGCGGGCGTCCTCTCTGCGATGCTGACGGTCGGCGATCTCGAATACGGCATGGTGGCCTCGACCCTCAATCCCGGCAAGGACGAGCCGTTCTGCTACGACCTGGCGAACGACGTGTTCCTGCCGGTCTCGGGCATCACCAACGCCAACACGCCGACATCGCCCGCAGCCTCGGGCGATTGGGTGCCGCCGATTATGGCGCAGGTCGCCAGCCGCATCATCGTCTGCCACCCGGGCTTCCCCGGCGGGGCGATCAAGTTCGGCTGGTTCGATGTCTCCGGTTTTACCGAGACGACGTTCGGCAACACGCACAGCAACACGCTGATCGACGGCAACCCCTCGATCCTTGGCGTGCAGTCGGGGATGGCGATTACCGGCAGCGGCATCCCGGCCAACACCAGCGTTATCGCGACCGCGGCCGTCGTTGTTGTCCTGCACGGCAATTTCAGCGGAAACAGCTTCGTCCCCCTAGCCTCGGCCGCCGGCATCGCGGTCGGGCAGGAGGTGGCAGGCTTCGGGGTTCCGACCGGGACGACCGTAACCAGCGTTGTCGAGACGCCGTTTGCGACGACCGGAGACACGCACTCGAACAACGTGCTCGACGACCTCGATCCGGCAAACGGTGTCCCGCACATCGGCGATCTAATTACGGGCGCGGGCATCCCGGCAAACACAACGATCCTGAGCATCGTCGACATCAATTTCGGGGCGGTTGGCGCGACCGACACGACGACGACCATCATCGTTTCCGAGGCGTCCGGCACGATTGCCGCCGGGCAGTTCGTTACCGGGGGGGCCTTCATTGCCGCCGGCACGAAGGTCGTCACGGCGACGCCGTTCAGCCTTTTCACCTTTGGCGACATCACCGTTGGCTTGCAGACCATCACAAACCTCGCCTCGACCGTCGGCGTTGCGGTCGGGATGGCCGTCAATTATCTGGGCATCCCGGGAGTTGGGATCGTCCTCTCGGTCGACAGTCCGACGCAGGTAACGATCAACCAAGGAGCGCCGGGCAGCGCCACCGGAATCCAGGTTTCGTTTTCGGCCGTGACCGTGGTCGTCAACAACGCGACGACAGGCACGGTCGCCGCCGATCAACTGTTCTTTCGCAGTTTGACCGTGATTATGAGCAACGACGCCACAGCGACGGCGACAGGCGTCTCGATCACCTTCGACACGGTTTCGTTAATAACGCTTTCGGCGGCATCGCAGGTCGCGCCCGCCACGGTGGACCTCACCTTTACCGGGGCGACGATCACGCTCTCGCAGAATGCGTCGGCAACCGCTAACGGCGTCAGCCTGACGATTGCCGGCGGCACCCGGGCCGCGCCGCAGTGGGGCGCCGGGGATTGCGACCGCAACCCGCTGCCCTCGACGCCGCTCGCTGTCGCGGAGATGAACGGACGCGCATGGTTCGCCGATGGCCTCGATGGCATCCCATTCTCGGATAGCGGGTTTCCGTGCCGACGCTCGAACCAGCCGAATGTGCAGGCGCTGACGACCAACGATGGGGTGTCGGTCACGATGATCGCTCCCATCGAACTGTCCTCGCCCCTCGTTGGCGGCATCGTGGAGGGCCTCATCGCTTTTCAGGGCGAGGCGCAGATGCGCCAGATCACCGGAGACCCCTCGACCAACAACCTTGCGATGAACCTCCTGCCGGTCGCCACCGGCACGTTGGCTCCGCTCAGCGCCATCCCCTGCAGCCTTGGCACCGCTTTCATGTCGCCGCAGGGGTTGCGCTTCGTGCGCCCGGACGGCTCGGTGACGGACCCTATCGGGGTGGACGGGCAGGGCGTGACGCACCCTTTCCAATACGCCAAGTTCCCCTCTCGCATCTGCGCCGAGGCCAATGTCGCGGTCCTGCGGATAACCGTGCAGCATGGCTCCGACCCGGGCGAGCCGTTTCAGGAGTTCTGGTTCGATCTCTCGCGGAAAACGTGGTCGGGGCCGCACAGCTTCCCGGCCCGGCTCATCCAGCATTGGCGCTCGACCTTCGTCATGGCCCCGCTCGCCGTCAATGCGAGCATGTGGCGCAGCAATAGCGTCGGGCCGCATTACAACGGCGGCTCGCCCTCGGATTTTGTCGAGAATGGGCAGCAACTGTCGTGGATCGCGGAGACGGTGCTGCTGCCTGACAACGAAGCGTTGTCGATGAATGCGGTCGTCGAGTCCAACCTGATGTGCGCGGCGGCGATAACCAATCCGATCCAGGTGACGGCCTTCAGCGAGCGGCGCGCGATCATCAATATACCGTTGCCGCTCACGCCGGCCGCCAGCAACACGAATTTGACGCAGCGGCTGATCGAGTGGACCCGGCCCCTCATCTTCAAGCAGATGTCGGTGAGAATGACCGGGCTCTCGGGTTCCGACGTGCGCCTCGGCAATCTCTACATGCGCTATCAGATTTTGGGCTATAACCTCGATGAGGGGGATGACTTCTTCCTCCTGTCGTCGCGGGTGCCGTTTCCGATCCTCCTGGCGGACGACGGCACGTCGCTGCTCCCGGGGTGAGGCATGGCTGACGGCGAACTCTATACGATCTTTGTCGATGGCAGCCCGGTGCTGCCGCTGCCGTTCCAGCCGACCGACGAGCTTGCCATCGTCCGCGGCGGCGTCACGTTCAAGATCGCCCCGACCGATTTCTCCGGGGTGGGCAGCGTCACGAGCGTCAGTTGGGCCGGCGACGGCGTGGTGTTCAACAACGTCCCCGGAGCGCCGGTCACGACGACCGGCACGCTGTTCCCGGTCCTCAACACGCAGCTTGCCAACACCGTCCTTGCGGGCCCGGTGTCTGGCGGCGCGGCAGCGCCGACCTTCCGGCTGCTTACTCCTGCCGACAGCTTCGGCTTTGTAACGTACTCGGTTCCGACGACCGGCGCGACGATCACGGCGGCCTCGGGGCAGGGGGCGTTCAGGATCAACCCGGCGGGCGCACTTGCCGTTCTCCATGTGGTGCTGCCGCCGATTGTTTCCGACTCGCAGATTTTTGAGGCGTCGACGACGCAGGACATCACGGCAGTTGATGCGGCCGGGGCCGGGACCGACAGCATGATCGGCACCTCGGGCGGTCCCTTCGTGCTCGCGGCCAACGGTGGCGTCAGCTGGCAGGCGCGGCTTTCCAACACCAGTTGGTATCCGAGGTACTGATGAAACGTCTGTTCAATATCCTCGCGGCTCTGCTGCTGGTCGCGACGCCGG